ATAATATCACTATGATCTAATAGTGCATTGGCGTGTTCATCAGAAAAATGTTTGTTTCTTGATATTTTTGATGTATCAATTTCAGACATTAGCCTATTTGATTTTGAGTGTGTTAAAAATTTATTAAACAATTCGTTATGATATTCTTTTGATATACTACTATTCTCAAGAATATTATTCATTAGATTTCGTTGTGTTGATGCACTTGTTGCATTCCATTCTTTTGATAATATATTTTTTGCATCATCATCTGTTAGTGCAGAGCTTCTGGTCAATAAATTAGTTGCTTTATTGTGTGGCGTGTTTATTATTAGTTGTTTATCTTCATCAGACAAGTGCGGCGAGTCTACCAAATGCGCGCGATCTAGGGTTGATATTTTGTCAAGAAATCCGTATGTACTATTTGATGAATTTTTAGCGTGTTGTATAGCCGTTGTGTGTAAATCTTTATTAAATTGTTCTTCTGATTCTTTTGTCGAAAATTTTATGTGCTTCACTATATCTGGATGGGATTTTGCAAACGCACCGAAATCTTCTGCCTTATCTTGTGCATTATTAAATGACATTTCAAGCGGCCCGTCATTAAACTGATGCACTTGCGGATTTCCGTGTTCGTCTTTTGAATGAATTACATATAGCGGACTATCTTCTGAATATAGGTCAAACGCTTTGCAATCCCCCGCGGTGCACCAGTCGGTTTTCGGGTATCCTTTGTGTGCGCCGCCCCCGTATATTTCACTAGATGCTTTGAATGTATTCAGTTTGTATATCTTTGTACCTGTATCATCTGTGTGCAATAGTTGATGCTCATCGTTGTCCGGAACATCGCGCTTAGTTTTCTTTCTTTCTATGATATATGATTTGAATGTTTTCATTGTTGTTTAAATTCCAGTTACATTTTGATTTATTTAGACTTTAATCATCATATCTAAATATACTATAATAATAATTTCATTATAATAAAATGTCAGAAATAACTACTATAGATAATCAAACAGTTGCAACACAATCCGATGCCCCGTCGGCAGTTACGGGCGAATCCGTTGTGAATAAAAACAACTGTATAAATTCATTGAAGTCCTATTCATTCCCGTCTGATTTATATTCAAGCGGGTACGGCGGTCACTCAATAAGATTCACTTCTGTTAAAGTTGAAGGGTTAACTATTGATGATGCAGTTAAAGCATACGGAAATATCGGTGCAGCAATTTCAAATGATATTTCGGGAGCATTAAAATCCCTAGAAAATAGAGCAGCACAGGCGGTAGGCGATGTTGTTGACGGCATAAAGAATACAGTTAAAGAAACTATATTTGATCCGATAACAAATTCCGATATATATAAAGGCATAACAAATTTCGGAAATAAATTATTAGGATTCGGGTCGGATTCATCCACAGGGGCACAACAAACAACAGCATCAGGAACATCAACAACACAACAAAATACCGGATCAAGTTCGTTAGTGTCCGGAAGAAACTTGCAAATCATGGGCGCCGTTGATTTATATATTCCTAATGATATTACTGTATCAACTAATCAACTCTGGCAATCAGAAAATACAGGGTTCTTGGGCCTTGCTCTAAAAGAACTAATGAATCTGAATAATAATGTTAGCGCCGGTGTTGATGCTTCTGCAATAAACACAGTAGGGCATGCCGTTCAATACGGCGCGAGAAAATTGATTAACGGCGTAGTCAATACAGCAACTTCTCCGATATCTGATACTGGCGATAGAACAGGCGGAAATCTATTAGATCAATCGGTTCAAAGCACAACAAATCCTCATCCGGAATTATTCTTCAAGGGCGTTTCTCTTAGACAATTTTCTTATTCATTTATTCTTTAACGTAAGAATGAACAGGAATCACAAACAATTCGTGATATAGTTAAATTCTTCAGAAAAGGATCATCCGCCGGATATATAAAACAAGCCGGCACGGCGTTTCTAACATATCCTAATTACTGGATGATTCAATATCTAATACACGGCGCTGACAATCAATTCATGAATAAAATTGCGTTGTGTGTATTAAACAGCATTGATATTAGTTATAGCCCTTTAGGTTTTCAGGCATATCGTGACGGTGCACCGCAGGCAATTATGATGCAACTAAATTTTAGTGAAGCAGAAGCAATAACAAAAGAAATGATTGATCAGGGGTATTAATTCATGGTAGCTAAAACAAATCCGTATTTTAATAATTATAACTATGAACCAACTCAGTCTTTAATTCAAGACTTAGCGGATGAGAACATATCAATTCACGGGTCCGAATACTATTACATTCCGCACACGGCAGTCGCATTAGACCCGGTTTTAGGTGAAGATGTTCTTAGACAATTTGATATAGCAATACCGATTGAAATGTACTTAGAAACCCCGGAACAATATACCGGACCGGGACAGTTATTAAGTAAATTCGGATTTCAATCAAACAGATCATTGACGCTATCCGTTTCTCGTCGAAGATTCTATGAAGAAATCACATCACGGTATCCGGAATTAAATATAGCCCAGCCAAAGGAAGGCGATTTAATCTGGTCATCCCTACACAATATATTGCTGGATATAAAATATGTCCAAAATGATGAGTTATATCAATTACAATTAGATGATCCTACTAATATTACTCCCTATGTATATCAGGTAGAATGTGAATTGCACATTTATACAAATGAATCTATTAATACGGGTGTATTTGACATTGATGATGTAAGATATCAATTTGAAAACACAGAGGATTTGTCCAATATCGCGTCAGATAATCTTGATGTGCAGATAAACTGGCAAAATCAAAAAGACAATTCTGACACTAATCCGTTCGGGTTTGAATAATGTTTTATAATCAGCCTTTCTATCACGGAACAACAAAAAAGATAATAAATGCGTTCGGGACATTATTTAATGATATTCATATTGTTAGGACAAATTCTGATAAGTCTCGTGAACAAATAATAAAGGTTCCCGTGTCTTATGCTAATAAGATGAAGTATTTTCAAAAAGCAGCGGCGGAAAATATATCAGAGCCTAATGCACAGATTCAAATGATATTGCCTAGAATATCATTTGAAATAACAAATATATATTATGATGCACAAAGAAAATTAAACACACTCGGGAAAATAATAAAAGACACTGATACAACGAGAAAGAAAACATACAATCCGGTTCCGTATAACATCGGGTTTGCTGTATACATAGGTACAATATATCAGGAAGATGCACTTCAAATCGTTGAGCAGATATTGCCGTATTTTCGTCCGTCGTTTGTAATTTCTCACGTCTGTATGCCGGAGTTAGACGTAACTAGCGATATTATTGTAACATTAGAATCAACTGATTTTACAGATTCATATGACGGTCCGATGTCTGATGAAGAACGGCTTGTAGTATGGACTCTTAATTTTGTCGTTACAACTTATTTGTTCGGCCCAATAGAAGAACAATATACAATTAAGAAAGCAATAGTTAAAGCAATTATAGAGGGTTCAAGCGGGCCTACTAATGATAAACAAATATATACACACGAAGTTGTTCCTATGACAGCCGGCCCGGATGACCCGCACACAATAGTAAAGACGATTGAAGAAACATATCAGGATAATTAATAATGTCATTTAAATCAATTTCATCGGCATTAGAAATAGAATATGACGACGGATCAAATTTAGACAATCCACCGACATCAATTAAAGAACCTAATGACGATTCATGTGAATATACTGATCAGGAAAAAGACGATTTTGAATTGGCGAGAAAATCTTTGATAAATGCGCTTGATAAATCAAGCACAATTTTAGATGAATTGACTACACTATCAAAAGATACAGAGTCCCCTCGCGCATATGAGGTTTGTGCCACGTTAATAAGCACAATATCTAATGTGTCTAAACAATTAGTTGATTTACATAACAATAAGATAAAGAAAAGTAATAAAGAAAAGCCCGCTGTAGTAAACAACAATATGTTTGTAGGAACTACACAGGATTTGCAAAAGAAAATAGCAGACTTAATCAAATCAAAAACATAATGCCATTTTCTAAATAGTAATAAACACATTTTTTAACTGAGGAAATAACACATTATGGCATTCCCACAATCACCCGGCGTAACCGTACAAGAATTTGATTTAACCACAACTATTGCCGGAGCATCATCAACAGAAGCCGCATTTGCGTCCCCGTTTGTATGGGGACCGGCGGGCGAAAGAGTATTGGTGGATTCCGAAAATAAATTAAGAACAATTTTCGGAAAACCATCATATTCTGTTGTAGGCGCCGCAGGATCAGTAGTTCAAGCACAATACTGGTTTAGTGCCGCAGCATTTCTTGCGTATTCAAATTCTCTTAGAGTTTCCCGCGTCGTTTCCGATGAAGCATTAAACGCAGTTTGCACCGGAACGGCAATTCAAATTAAAAATTCAGATCATTATGAACAAGCATATGGTGAAGGTGAGGCAAATGTTGGCCCATGGGCAGCAAAATATCCCGGTGCAATAGGGAATTCATTGCGCGTCGAATTGGCCGATGCAGCCGGCTGGCAGCGCACCCTTGCGGGCACATTATCAGTTCCTAATGCATCAAAATCAGTAACCGGAACTTCAACGACATTCACCGCAACCGCAGCCGTCGGTGAATTACTATATGATAATGCTACCGGAAAATTAATAGGACAAATAGACGTAATTACTAATGATACACACATTGTTCTAGCGTCTAATACAACGCAGGCATTTACCGCAGTAACTGCCGTTGCAAAATGGCAATATCAGAATCTATTTGATTCTGCTCCGAAAACATCAGATTGGGTTTTGGGCACGTCCGGGTCAAATGATGAATTGCACGCCGTCATAGTAGATGAGGACGGTATTTTTACCGGCACGCCCGAAACAGTGTTAGAAAGATTTGCATTTCTATCAAAAGCATCAGATGCAAAATATGATGACGGCTCAACTGCATATTATAAGACAGTCATTAATAGAGATTCATTATACGTTTGGTGGATGGATCATCCTTCAGTCTGGACTAATGCTGGAACTATATCAACCGGTGTCGCATTTGTTAATTCTACTAAATCTCTTGTTAATTCATTAGTGTCCGGTGCCGATGGATTTTCCACAATTGATGTTGGCGACTTTCATCTAGCACTGGATCAATTTACTAATTCTGAAGATGTTGATATATCATTATTGTTCATGGGTCCGGCCTCGTATCAAGCAACACAATATGCAATTGATAACGTAGCAGAAACCAGACGCGATTGTGTTGTGTTTTGTTCACCTGAATTAGATGATTGTCGCGGGACAGGAATTGCAGACAAAATAGTTGCTAGAAAGAATTCTACATCAACTGGCATAAATCGTTCAACATCATATGCGTTCATGGACTCAAACTGGAAATACTTTTATGACAAATATAATGATAAGTATATCTGGATTCCTGTAAATGCTGATGTTGCCGGATTAGCAGCCAGAACCGATGATTTGCGCGATCCGTGGTGGTCGCCCGCCGGGTTTGAGCGCGGTGTGCTAAAGAATGTTATTAAATTAGCATGGACCCCTAGCAAAGCAGATCGCGATGTTCTATATAAAGCCGGAGTTAATCCTGTATTATCATTCAGCGGGTCTGGTCCCATTCTCTACGGCGATAAAACTATGCTGGATCGTGCAAATTCTGCATTTACTAGAATAAATGTTAGACGCTTGTTTATTGTTCTTGAAAAGTCAATTTCTGACGCAGCAAAATATAGTTTGTTTGAATTTAATGATGAATTCACGCGCGCCTCATTTGTTAACATGGTAACTCCGTTTTTAAGAACTGTTAAGGGTCGCCGCGGCATTTATGATTTTAGGGTTGTGTGTTCAGAAGTTAATAACCCGCCAGAAGTTATTGATTCATTTGAATTCAGGGGCGATATATACATCAAGCCTGCACGCTCAATAAATTTTATAGTTCTATCGTTTGTGGCCGCCAAGACTGGGGTTGATTTTAATGAAATTCAATTGAATACATAATCCAATGTGACATATGGCGAAAGTCAATATTTTACTTGACTTTCGCCAATTATATGACACACACTGCGATTTTAATGAGGATTGTTTAATGTTAGAAGAAATAAAAAAAATTATATTAACTAAAACCGGAAATATAAACTCTAAAAGAAATTATGCTTGGTTGGTTAATAACGGGCATGGGGATTTATATAATAATATAATGTCAACATTTTCAGAATATTCTGATTTTAGGAATAAAGTATTGGCAATATTAAACGGCGATTATTGTAGATGTGCAACTTGCAACACTATAATGAAATTTCATTATAATAAAACAAAAATTCAATATTGTTCTCCTAGCTGCGGAAATAATAGTCATAAAAAGAAATCCGGGCGCAAAATTAGTAAAGAAGAAAAAGATAAGAGAAAATCAACATCAATGAAAAGATATGGGGCCGAGTGTTTTCTTGCATCTGAGTATGGAAAATCACGAATAAAAAATACTCTAATTGAAAAATATGGGGTTAATAATTCATATAAAATACCAGAAATTTATAACAAACGATATTCTGAATCTACAACTCAGAGTAGAGCGGCATCTATTATAAAATATAAAGCCCAATATATAGAATCATTAGGTATAAAAATACCAGACTCCGTTGAGTTAAAAGATATTTCTATAGGTCGCCGCGGAAAAGAATATTCAAAAGAATTAATAGAAATACTTTTAGGTATTTCTCCACCAAATATAGAAGTAATAAGAACTAACAGGATTAATGCTTATCCGCTATTACACAAGTACGGATTGATGGATTCCGGGGTTGCATCTTGGCAATTAGAAATGCAATCTTGGTTAACCAAGATTGGAATAAATTATATTCAAAACGATAGAACTAAATTAGCGCCAAAAGAAATTGATATATTAATACCAGAATACAATATAGGTATTGAATGTAATGGTGTGTTTTGGCATTCTTACCCAAATAAATTAGATAAGAATTATCATATAAATAAAACTAATGATGCAATTGCTGTTGGAATTAATTTATTACAATTTTGGGATTATGAGTGGAAAGAATCTAAAAATATTGTCAAATCAATAATATCGGCAAAACTTGGTATTATTGACAATAAAATTTATGCTAGGTGTTGTGATGTTAGGCTTGTGTCAACACAAGCCGCAAGAAAGTTTTTTAATCATACGCATTTATATGGATTTTCGCCTGCTTCATATTATATTGGGCTGTTTTATAAAGATGAGCTAGTTATGTGTGCATCTTTTATGAAATCTATGTTTGATAAAACTTATTCATGGGAAGTTATTAGAGTTAGTTCAAAATTGAATACGGTTGTTGTTGGAGGAATCAGTAAAATATTAAAATATTTTACTGACAATAATTCAGGATCAATAATTTCATATGCAGATAGAAGAATTAGCGATGGAAACTCATATACAAAATGTGGTTTTATAAATGTTGGAACAACGCCGCCAAATTATTTTTATTACAAAAATAATAAAAAAGTGTCCAAATATCAACTGCAGCACGAATTTAATATGACAGAAGATGAAAATATGATGATGTCTGCCGGGTGGTTAAAGTGTTATGACTGCGGCAGTTTAAAATTTGTATTAGATAAATATAGCAAAGAAAGAATTTAAAGGTAATAACTCATGGCATTTAATATAACTGATTTTAAATCACAAATACCGCTTGGACTGGCTAGACCTAATTTATTTCAATGGCAAATGTCATTTCCCGCTGCAATAAATTCGGGAACTGCAGGTCAAAAATTAACATTTATGACAAAGGATGCCGAATTACCCGGATCATTAGTTGAGCCTGTTCCGGTCCCGTATTTCGGTCGTGTTGTTTATGTTGCCGGAGATAGACGATTTGACCCGATAACAATAACGATAATGAATGATGAGGATTTTGCTGTCAGAGACACATTTGAACGCTGGTTAAACGCGATAAAGCAACATGAAGAAAACTCAACGACACTACCAAATCTATTAGACTATCAGAGTGATGGTAAAGTACAACAGTTTTCAAAAGATAAGCGCGTAATAAAAGAATATACGTTCACGGGGATGATGCCTTATCAAATATCCCCGATTAGATTAGCATGGGAAGCAAACAATCAGATAGAATTGTTTACAGTATCATTAGTGTATACAGACTGGCGCGCCGTCGGCGTTACTAGCTAATAATAGTCGTGTAATAAAAAGCTACACAAACAACAATTTGTGTAGCTTTTTTCTTTGTCTAAATAATTATACATTAACTTAATAGAGTTTTGCATTTAACATGGCATTTAATATATTCGGGATTCAATTCGGAAAACCAAAAGAACAACAAATAGAAGAGACATTAAAGGTCATTCCAGATGCACCTGACGGCAGCATTGTTGTCGGCAGCGCCGGCGCTGCCGCATACGGTCAAGTTATATCAATTGATCCTAACTGGAAAGATGAATCCGGATTAATAAATCAATACCGCGCAACCGCAATGCAATCAGAGG